GATGCCAATGGGCAATCAGTTGGCCTTTCCTCTTGCCGCTCTTTCTTGTCTCCCATTCCAACCTCCAAATCACGCCTAGTTTTTTCCCTAGGTATTTTTCTATATACCGGAGGAATAGGTATTTATCCGTAGCCCGCTCCCGTAGCGTGCGAACGGCGTGTTCGTCCGGATAAGTTAGCGTGATGAATAACCCATGCCGAACGGACCCCCAATTAATCGTTGCGATCATTCGCAGCATGCGTAGCCTAGCCGTCCTTGTGAAGCCTTTGATAGCTTGCCTCCTTCCCGGGCGACGATACGTCTCGTTATGCGGGCAGTAGGTAATTTCGAGTAGCTCGCCTTGCCACACTGCAAACGGACGTTTGCGAGTAGCATGCTTGTAAATTGCTCGTTCTTGTGGCGTCAGTGCCATTGCTCGTGGGAGCGCTCAGGACTCGTGGGAGGTCCGGATAATGTCCGTTATGTCTAATAAGTTACGCAAAACTTACCGATTGTGTCAAGCATCTTCTGTCGTTTCTTCCTCAATGTCCGCCGTCATGGTCAAGGCGAAACACGTGAAGCAAAGAGAATACAGCGTCTCGCAACTGTCGACGATCTTTGGCAAGTAGAACGGTCGCCCGCAACGCACGCATAGCCACGTGCCCCTTGGGGTAACCGTCCCCGTCCCGCGAATGGTTATTTTCACTTCTCGTTTCATGGCGTCCCCGCGATTGATACTTCGAACGTCATGGAATCCAGCTGAAGCGTTTCAGCCGACGTCCACGACACAGTGTTAAAAAGAATTGCTTGCCCAGGAGTGTCGCCGCATCCGCCTTGCACATGCGTTTGCGTTCCGCTGTCTTTCATTCGCCAATAGATTGCCGTACCCGACGTCGAAACGCTGCCTGGCGTCACGCTCGACATAGCGAAGAAATTACCGGATGGCGTTCCGAAAACTGGGTTAGGCAACGAGAGACTTGCCAACTGAGTGCCATCATCGCCGGCTGCACACGTCGCCGGTTGCGTGCCGTCGAAGAAATCAATTGTCGCAGCCGACCCCAACGAGGTATTGAGACGGTTGGCAACTTCGACGGTGATATCGTCAAGCAATTCGGTCGAAAACTGAATCGACATGGTTACACCTTTTTATTTGATTTGACTTCAACTAACTGTCCCTTCACCGTCCGCCAACATTCCCACGTCGAACGTCATCACGCCATCCCCTTGAATTTCTGGAGGAGTGGAACCAACTGTACCTTCCGCTTCGCATTCAATGGCACAGGCGAAAGCAACCTCGCCTTCGCCTGTGCCTCCGCCGCCTTCAGGACATTCAACCGCGAACTCAATATCCCTTGCGATGGCGACTCCAGCACCATTGCATTGCACGACGTAGGCCACGAGGTACTCATTGGGAAAACCGATGTGTATCCGCTCTTTGAAACGAGCACGATAGTACCGGCCGGACTCGGCAGGAATTTCGTAGACTTGGGATGATATCCAAATGGCGAGCGTGCTCAGCGGCATGCGAAGCTGGATAGCCGGCTGATATAATTCTAGCTCGCAAGGCTGCACGTCGAAAGAGACTCGACTGTAGACGTAGAATTGGCACGTCACATTTTCGAAGTCTGGATCGTCGACGTCAGGGACATGCCCGGCGTCCCAAACGTCAACGTTGATGTTGAAAACCGGAGGAGTGTATGGCATTCAGTCACCATGTCTGAGTTTTCACGTCAGATCCAGATTCGTCTTCAACGTCGGGCGCCATTCGCTTTCCGGCGACGAAGCGAAAATCAAAAACTGTTCGAGCTGCGAAGCTAACGCAATCGGGTCAACTACGCCTTGCTTCGGCAACGACCTCAAGAAATCGTTGCCCGCTCGACAAATGTGCCGACACGTATCTTCACGCACTCCCTGAGCGATGATCTTATCACCGAACACGACTGCCCATACTCGGCCGAGACGTGTCGGTTTGAAGAGCACGATAGCAGGGTGATTCGCAACGACGTTGTTTTGGCTGCGTTGTTGATAGCCAATTTTTTTTGCCGTCCGTTCACGTGCTCGGTTGACGTCTTTACGGTCCGTATCGTCGTCGTCTTCACCTCCAGCCAACGCGATTCGTTTTTCCCTGGGCGTTCGTAATCTCTCATTCGCAGCAATCAAGGCGTCTACGTACCAATTCATGCTATGCGGATTAGCAGGGTCACCTTCAACCGCGAAATACCAATCTGCTAACGAGGTCCCAGGATTTATTTCCGCTTCGGGAGGTCCGATTGCGTCTACCATTGTGCCATCGGGCCACAACGCAATTCCACCGTGAGTATGGACCATGTTCGACCATGACAGCGTTACGCCAATCGGCAACGCAGCCACGAGCAAAGGAGCATCTTGCAACCGAGGAGGAATCAACGGTATCGGGTCCGCAGCTGTCATATAGCGAACGGTTGGAATCCGCGTTGATTGGTCCCTGACTAAGTGTGCTCCTGGGCGAGGTCCACCGAACGTAAACACTTTCGTTTTTGCCACCGATTGGAGACGTCGTTGATCCCATGCCAACGATTGGGCAACGACCGCTCCGGCTGAGTAACCTACGTAGTCGATATACTCAGGCGTTTGCATATGCCCTTCACTCATGACGTTGTAATAGATCGGCAAACGCAAACGGACCCAATTGTTGGGTCCGCTTATCACTTGCAAACCGAAAAAGGAAGAGTAACCCAACACGAGGTTCGTGCCTTGTTGCGTGTTCACGATTCCATCGAGGTACATGATTTTCCGCGTGTTGTCCCCGCCGTAGTAGACGCCGACGTTTTCATTCGACGGTGCGAGATATTTTGATTGAAAACCGTTTGGCAAGAGCGGCCGCAAAATGATGTCCATCGCCGTTTGCGGGAATGTTGAGCGCATCAACGTCATCATTCGAGCATGGAACAAACCGAGACTGACGTCATTCACGGGCAAATCGAGCATAGGTAAAACTCCCTGGGCGAAAGCTACGGTTTAGTAAATTGAAGACGCCTTGCGACGGGTATCCGTACCGACGCGTTGATTCACGAGGACTTGCGTAACGTCCGCCGTTTGAATGATCGTCGGATTGGTAGCGAGCACTGATAGTTCTCGCGAAAGAACTACCGGAACCCAGGTGTTAGTAGTGGCATCCGAGAAGCCGGCTAGAATCGCCGCTGCGATTGCTTCAAGACGGGTAACAGCGGCCGCGTTGAAGATATCGCAGCCGTCGCCATGCGTCACGTCGGATTCGCTGAAAGGCCCGAGCCGTTTGGACCCGCGATAATTTTGTCCGCGTAGATTCGTGCGCATTAGCAAGTAACCTGTGCAGAAACTTGCGAGACGATCTCCAGTAATGACGCCAACACTGGCATTTGCGAAATCGACGGGTCCATCCAACGCGTCGTCAATGTAACGCAAGGCGTTCGTCGTTGCGGACCAATCGACGTTTAACGCGTCGTCGATTACGTTGGAGATCGCCGATTGGAATGCGGCGTTAATCGCAGCCTTCGACGGGTCAACGGCGACCGCCGTACGGCGGAAGTGAAAAACGAAGTTTGTGCGGATGGAATCGGAACCTCCGCCGACGATGATTCCTTTCATGTTGATCTCTACGTGCTCGACCTCATTCATTGGGATAGGCATAGCGAAGTTTCTCCAAGTCTGCGTGCGTTTGGCTGAGTGGTTATTAGTGAGTGGCTGAGTATGAGCACGATTGCACGCGAAAACCGAGACTTACGTCAGCCGTCGTTTCCGCTCGTGTGCTCGTGTGAATCGGTGGGAGGTAAAAGAAGTGAGCCGTCATTCTAGCGTGCCGAAGTGTGGATCGACAGGCATGACGGCTCAACCTCCCACGAGTAATGGCCATCTTACGGTGGTTCGTTCTCGATGTCAAGCATTCTTTCGAAGAGAATTTCGCCGACCTTCAACGCGTTCGCTCCGAAGATTTGAAAACCTTGTTCCGCCCCGCGAGTAAAGAATCGGAACGTCATGCAAGCGAGATTTTCCGCGAGGTTGACGTCAGCTTCGGTTAAAAACGGAATCAGGAACCGAGGTGACCACGGAACGAGTTCCCTTCGGTTGATGCCCCAATGCCGCCCGAGACTGTTGAGATATGTTGTATCATCAAGAACACTAGCTTCGGGCAACTTCGAGCAATATTTACCCACGTACTTTGCCAATTTCTTTCCGTTTGCGATACCGTCGACCCACGTCACGACGGGTCCATCCGCACGCAATACACAACGCCAAAACGATCTTACCTCCTCCTTCGGGATATACCTTGCGCCGAATACAATCAGATGCCAATGGGCAATCAGTTGGCCTTTCCTCTTGCCGCTCTTTCTTGTCTCCCATTCCAACCTCCAAATCACGCCTAGTTTTTTCCCTAGGTATTTTTCTATATACCGGAGGAATAGGTA